AATGTCTTTAAACGCTACCAACTCAATCTATGAATCATTAATCAAAACAGGTGCAGGCTTAAAACTTTCAAACGAAAGAATTTCACTATCAATGCGAGCCATTACGCAGATGATAGACAAACAAGTGGTAAGTTCTGAAGAGTTAAAGGGTCAATTGGCTGAACACATCCCGGGTGCTTATGGATTAATGGCCAAAGCTGCACAAGATGCAGGAATTTCAACAACAGGCACCACACAAGAACTTGCAAAACTTCTCGAACAAGGGAAAGTTGCTTCAACCGTTGTTTTGCCGTTTTTTGCTAAAAGAATGGAGGAAGCATTTGGCAAAAATGCTGAGCAAAACGTCAACACGCTTTCGGGTTCAGCTAATAGAATGCGAAATGAGTTAACCTACATGATGGATGCCTTGGATAATGGCAAGGTTCTATCATTTTGGGCTACCATGCAAAACGGTATTGCAAACGTATTCAAAGACCTTACTTACTACATCAATCAAGGTTCGTTTAAAGAATTTATCACTCATTTTGGTGTAAATGGTGGACTAACTGGTAATCGTAAGGCCAAGGAATCCATGGTTAAACAGGACTTGGATAGGTTTAATTCACAAACTCCTGAGAAAAAAACGGCTGAATATCAAAGGTTAAATTCCGAATTGGCTCAGGCCGTTAAAAATTCAAGAGATTTAATAAAAGCAGGCATTGACCCCAATACCGACTTTCTAACAAAAGCAGCAGCAAAGCTAAAACTTTATAGACAAAACCTCGCAGAGGCTAACAAAGAAGGTGCAAAAATACCACCACCACTCCTGCCAAGCGGCGGCAAAAGTGCTATAGAAGATTACACACTGGCAATGAACCTTTTAGGGATTGAGACAGAGGAAACTCGAAAAAGAATAGCAGATTTACAAGAACAAACAGAAAAGATTCGTCGAAACGGCTTTACTCCTGAAAAGGCAAAACAAAACGATTCTACTTCTAAAGAAAAAATAAAGCAAAACGGTATTGGAGAAGAAGAATTCTTAACAAATATACAAGAAAGATACAAAGCATTAGCCCAAAGAATACAGCCTATTGCAGCAACAGGAATGGAGACTATATCTACAATTTTTGGAGATATAACAGCAGAAAACTTTGAAGAAGTAAGGGGTAACATGAATCAGGGGTTTGGAATGCTTGGTGACGCTTTAGCTAATGGTTTTGCTTCAATTTTTAATAGAGACATCAAATTTGATTTTTCAAAAATCATTGCAGGATTCTTAGCAGCATTAGGCGATATGATGCTAAGGATAGGAGCGGCGGAATTAACCGCAGGACTTTTAATGAATCTTTCAAGTCCCGGCTCAGGTGCCACAAAAATGTTAGGCGGTGGCAAAATGTTAGCTTTTGGAGCTGCATTAAAAGGCGGTGGAATGGCCATGAGTGCAAATAGCAACCTTGGAGCATCGACACAAAGAAATACTGGCGGTGGTGCAAGTAATGGACCAGGCTTTGGTTCGAATGGTCTTAATATAACTTTTAATCCTGTTGTGTTAGAAGCCCAAGGTTCGGCATTAAAAGGGGCAATTGATGTGGCAAATTATAAATTCGGTTGATAAATGGCGAAATTTCTAAAATTCTTTTTCGAGTACCAATCTTTATTGGGAGAAACCCACCGTGTGGAGATATGGGAGGAAGGAACAACCACCGCCACCATTGAACTTCAAGCAGGTGCCGAACCATTTGTGACCGAAAACAACAACGATGTAGCCGAAAAATATCTTGGTGGAATAGTGCCAACGGTGGCCACAGTTATGATGTCAGCCACAGAGACATTTAACAGTTCGTATTTCTCAAAGCAAAAGTACGGTGACTACATTCTGAAATTCAGGGTAAACGGAGCATTGAGGTCAAACGCTATCATTACACCGTTTGAAGCTAATGATTTAGACAGAAACGGTGGTTATCCAATAACGCTAAGTGCTGAATGCGGACTTCGAAACCTTAAAAATAAAAAATACACCACCACCGGAACAAGGATTAAGTTGATATCGGTTTTAAAGAACTGTTTGGCTCAAATCGGGTTCATTGATAATTTCCCGATTAAGGTAATCGATAATACTAAATGCTATGATGGAAGTATTTTTGATGCCGTTCCGACAAAATATTGGGAGGCCTACTGCGATGATATAGACTTTGAAGGGCTAAATTGCTATGAAGTAATAGACAGAATCCGTAAGCCGTACAATCAAGTTTTCTTTGACCATGTAAACGGTTGTTGGTTTGTTCGTAATGTGGATGAGGTAAGCTCGCACAATAGCACCATTACGACCTACAATTGGACTGATTTGTCTTTTACCGAGTTATCTTATAATCGACCAACAAAAGCTTATGTAGATAGGCAAAGCGGTTATTTTGGGCGGATGTTTAGCCACCAAAGCGTTGTTGTGAAGAAAGCCAAATCTAATATGCCAATCCGCAACAGTTGGGGCAAGATGGACAACCTTACCGGGTGGACGTTTTCGGGGGCTGCAGGGCTTTTTTATGTAATAAATGGTGGTCAGCTTTATAATTCAAAGGCAAGTTTTAGTTCAGCAGAAGCCGTAGGGGTTGATCAGAGTTATGTTCAATCACCGCAGTTTCTATATACACCATTCCAGACCTTTGCTGAAAACGAAAAACTAACAATCGAAGCCGATGTAAAAATGGGCAGCGTTCTTACTAACCTAAGAATGCAAATTATCACGGGCTTTAATGGCCCAGGGGGAATACCTAATTTTTTGAGTACAGATGGGAATTGGTATAGCGTTGAAAACGACCAAGTTCCCGATTATGAAGGTGGTAATTTTTTCGGAAGTCCAATTTATGAGGTTAAACCAAGCGGAGACAAACTAAAAATTGAAATACCAAGGCCACCATACCATGCCAACAATGAGTTTATAAACCAACTCAATCAGATTGGTAACTTTGGATTTTGGAACAATCCGTTTTTGATGGAAATGTTCCCTGAAAATGCAGAGTATTATTTGATTATCAGAATATTTTTTCCTGAAAGGGGAGAATCAGAATCAGCGGGAGCAGGTTCGACAGATGCGGCTTATGGATTATTTATCGACAACATCAATATTAAAGTTGGAAATCTTGATGCCAATATTTCGGAGGGTTTTGAAAGAAAATTCACCTTAGAGGACACCCAAGACCGAGAAACAGATTTAACGGTTGACCTTGGTATTGGTTGGCCGAGTTATCCAACCGGTACAGATTCATTGTTTAAAACCACCGCTGATAGTTCTTTGGTGAAGTTTTACAGCAAAAGCAATGTGATATCAGGGGAAGCCATTGATGTGTTTGTAAGTAATAGCTATTTAAAGGTACTTGGAAAGCGTTTACAAACCTACCAAGGTACTATTTGGGAATCATTAGGGTTTGGCGATTTGGTGGGCATTATGGGCGTAAAATACAGGCTTCACAATGCCAAGTATAATGCCAGAATGCACAATACCGAAGTAAAAGCCGTAGAACTTGCAACCAACACCACATCAACGATAGATGAAGAAACACTACAACCCAATGAGGATGAAAAGCTAATTGAAGAAAAAATTGACCGAGCGGTTAATAGAATTGATATTCCAGAATTTAGCAGCGTAAATTTTGCTAAAAAAGTTTTGCCGAGTGGTAAATCTGTAATCATGATGAATCCCGACATGAGGATGGATTCGGCATTTGCAGATAAATTCTATGCCAAATCGGTAACAGGTGGAATTATCACCACAGAAGCCGAAGATACAGATGAGGATTTTCTTCACATAAAGCCAGCTGCTAACGGAACTTATGCACTTCAAGAATGGGTTGATGCAACCACTTGGAAAATCAACGGTAATACAGGACTAAGCGGGGTTCAATACATAGGCTTTGGAAACTTAATTTATGACGGTGAAGGTGAAATAATAGGCCAAGAGTCGGGCGATTTAGGTATCAAGCTATTTGGCAACGAAATTGCAAGATTTACCGAGCAAGGAAACTTTGGCGTAGGAATTGCCGAACCATCGGCCGTAATCCATGGTCATGCCAATGTTAGCGGTAATGCTGACGTAGTGTTATTAAAAGCCACCAATCAAGACATCAATTATTTTTTTAGTGTATCTGTTAATCCAGACCTTAATCAGATACGAATAAACAATAGTGGTACATTAAGGGTCAGAAACACATGGCAATTTGACGCAAACGCACATTTTGCCATTAATGCCACTACAATTGATGCAACTCAAAACGCTCATGTTCCCAATTGGGGTCAGGTGCAAGCCTTGGCAGCAACAGGCATAAAGTTTGGTGAAGCAGTTAGGAGTATAGCAACCACAAACATAACACTATCAGGTACGCAGACAATTAACGGATATGCCGCTTTGGTAGGTGACAGAATATTAGTTTCCGGACAAACGACTGCATCCCAAAACGGTGTTTATATTGTATCAAGCGGTGCTTGGACAAGGGCTGCAGATAGTGACACGGATGGAGAATTGAGAAATTATGTATATCCCGTAACATCAGGAACATTCAGCGGTTGGAAGTACAAGAACTCTAACAGTACTGCTATAACCGTAGGCACTACCGCAATCACCTACACCGTTTATGATAACAATATTGAATCCGATCCGGTGTTTAACGCATGGAGGACTACAACACAAAACAAAAATCTTGTTTACGCAAGTAGCGGAACCGTTGATGGAGCAATTCCAAGTTTCAGAAGTTTATTAGCTACTGATATACCGACTTTAAACCAAAACACAACGGGTTCGGCTGCAACACTAACCACTGCACGAACAATTTCTGCAACAGGTGACGCCACTTGGTCGGTTACTTTTAATGGTGGGGCTAATGTTTCTGCAGCTTTGACCTTAGCTACTATTGCTGATAGTGGTGTAGGTTCGGCTTTTGTGAAGATAACCCGAAACACAAAAGGATTGATAACAGGAACGCAAGCCGTTTCACAAGCTGACATTGTGAGTGTTTTGGGGGCAAATGCTATTACAAATGCAATGCTTAGTGATAGCGGAGTTGCTGCAGGAACTTACAGAAGTGTAACGGTAAATGCCAAAGGAATTGTAACGGCAGCAAGCAATCCGACAACGGTTTCGGGGTATGGCATCACGGACTTTTTCGCACAAATAGTTAGTGGCTTTGCAGCAGGGGCAAATTTGACTGTACTTAATACAGATTCTTTGGAAGTTGCTTTGGAGAAGTTGCAAGGTCAGATAAACGCGAGGATTTCGGGAAATCAAACGATTACGCTAAGTGGTATAATAACGGGTTCGGGAACGACCGCAATAACCACATCGATAGCCGATTCAGCTTTAAGCATTGCCAAGACATCAGGATTACAAACAGCATTAGATAGTAAACAAGCCACATTAAGCGGAACAGGATTAGTATTATCAACTGCTGGAACAATAACTTATGTTACTAACAATTCAGCTAATTGGAATACGGCATTTACCGAAAGAAATAGATGGGATGGCGGGGCGACAGGATTAGTTGCTGCGACAGGTAGAGCTTCACTTGGTTTGGTGATAGGTACAGACGTTCAAGCTTATGATGCAGACTTGCAAGCCATTGGAGCATTAACAGGAACAAGTGGAGTATTAAGGAAGACCGCAGCAAATACTTGGTCATTAGATACAAATAGTTATTTAACGGCAAACCAAACCATATCAATAACTGGTGATGCTACTGGGTCAGGAACTACATCAATAGCTTTGACGCTTGCAAATGTAGCCACCGCAGGAACATATAGGAGCGTTACTATAAACAATAAAGGATTAGTAACATCAGGAACTAACCCAACAACTTTAGCAGGTTATGCCATAACGGATGCTTATACTAAAACAGAATCAGACGGAAGATTTGTGGTTTTGGCTGGAAGTTACGCAAACCCGACATGGATTACATCATTAGCTTGGTCAAAACTTAGCGGAGTACCTGCAACGTTTGCACCATCAGCACACACACACGCAGCATCAGATATTACTTCGGGTGTCATTGCAACTGCTCGCTTAGCATCAGGCACGGCATCAGCAACAACTTATTTAAGAGGTGATCAAACTTGGGCGACATTGCCAGCTTTTGTAAATCAAACGATTACTTTATCAGGCATTGTGACGGGGTCGGGAACTACCGCTATAACTACTGCAATTGCCGACAATGCATTGAGTATAGCCAAAACGTCAGGACTACAAACGGCTTTAAACTCAAAACAAGCTACTTTAAACGGTACGGGATTTGTTAAGGCATCAGGAACAACGATAAGCTACGACAATACAAGTTATCAGCCTTTGTTGCCGTCAGGAAATAATGGTCAGTTTTTAGTTCGAAACGCAACTAATCAACTGGACTTTATGAACTTGGTTCTGGAACCGCAAGGATTGTCTTACAATAAAATTGCGGTTGGCGATAATCAGAATTATTTGAGCGAGCAACAAGGTTTTGAATTTAGAGAAGAAAGTTATATTGCTATTTATAAAGTAGGAAGCAACCCAATAAAGGCATTTTATGCCGGAATGTACTCTTCTTCAAATAACTCATTCATTACAGCAAGCGGTGGCTCATTGACATTAAAAGCCGATAATGGTTTCTATCTGGACGGTTTCACAGGGTCAGGGAACAGAATGTTGGCCGTTGATACCTTTGGCCGAATATACCATACTGCTATACCCACAGGAGGTGGTGGTACTGCCGTTGGTACATTAGACCAAGTTTTAGCAAACGGAGATTCCTCAAATCGAAATATAATATTAAACTACGGAGGTTATGTTAGTACAGATAAACTTCAATTTTCTGGAGAATCTTGGAAAATTTACAAAAGGTATGATGGAGGAACAGGTACTGGAGTAGCGGTTAGCACATTAGCAGGCTCAGGCACTCGAATGGTTGTAGCTGATTCAAATGGTGTTTTATCTACGCAAGCAATCCCAACAGGTGGCGGTTCGGTTGGTACAATTGACCAAGTATTGGCAGCGGGAAATACGGCAGTTAATAAAACGATGCAAATGCAGGGAGGTCAAATTTCTTTTGCAAACCCAAGCGGTATTTATGTAGGAAATATAAAATGTGAAACAATTAATAATTATTCATTCCTTTCATTAAAATCAAACCTTGGTGTTGACCTTCAAGTCATTGCTGATAAGCACTTGTTTTTATTAGGCGAAAATGTTGCATTAGGATATAATTTTACAAATCATACAATATCTATGAATGGAACAGGATATAATTTTGGTTCAAATGCACAAAACTCAGGCTCTGGCCAAAATGCTAATCAATGGGGTCCTAATTTTAACTTATCTCAACCAGCAACAGGCGACAGAATTCTCTTTTACTTTGATGGTACAAGGTTTGTGCCATCTCGTGTACGAACTTTTGTTACAGGAGGTAAAACATATTTAACAATCGACTAATAAAATCAATATGACACAAATAAGATGCATAAAGCCCATAAATGGCTACGTTTTAAACCAAATCATAACTGTACCAACTACGGGGCTTTCTTTTGCTTACAGGAGCATTCCTGGGGGATTGGCAGTAAAAGATTTGGGGCAAGGAAATAGAATTTTGTTTGTGGTAGATGATGCCATAGATACGGTTGGAGACAATGTAAGAGTACAAGCACCTGACAGCTTGCATCAGTACTTTAGTTTTGATTTAACTATTCCCGACCCAAACGAGCCGCCTGCAAATGTGAATTGCTCTTTGGTAACGCTGTTGGAATCTGTACCGCCATCTAAGACCTATGATGATGGAGATAATATATTTAGGCTTGTTCCGGCGAGTTCTGAAATGGTTTTAGAATTTGCCACCGAGAAGCAAGGAATTACAAAATCTGGGCCGCAGGATATTGTAGGTATAGTTTATTACAGTGTACCAAAAAATGCCGATGGGTCATATTCTGTAAGAGTGACAGCCACAGGAAATCAAGAAACGATATTAATCAGGCAAGTAGGTTGCACAAGTACAAATATTAACCCAATAGCAAATGATTATTATGGAGGAAGGTTTCATGCCTATGTCACCGATGATGGTGATAGTATAATTAACCCTCCGACTGGAGACAAGTTGTATGTACCTATTGGTGCGTTTCGTTGGGATGGTTTCTATGATGATTACTTACTTACACCACGTCAAGGCATCGGCGGTGCAACTTATGACCAAGGAATAAACGTAACAAGCGGTATAAGGTTAGATTTAACAGAATTTGCGAGTGCTAATGTCGTGCCTTTCTTTGGTCAACAAAATCTTCCACCCGAAAACATACCGATTATAACAAGCGTAGTTTATAATCCATCCACAGGTCAAAACGACTTGACGCAGACTAATAAAAACGTCACCTGCAAATTTAACCTTACTCCAACTGCGATGGAAAAGGAAATTGGTTATGCAAAAGAAGCAGGCATTGACTATTGGGCGTTTTTATGGTACAGTCCTTACGATTCACCCGTGGCCGAAGCTGCACACAAGTTTGTTCAGACCGCAAACAAGCAAGGGTTAAAAATGTGCTATACATCGGGGCCAATTGGATGGAATATAAATCAAAACATTGATTACATGACCGACAAAATGATGCAGGACTATTATCAAAAAATAGACGGAAAACCACTGTTTTTTATTAGCACTGCATGGCCTCATTTAAGTGCAGTACAGGCTTCATATTCTGCAAAATCGGGAGGTGGACAATTGTATATTTGTGAGTTAGGCGGATATAATACTTATCCGATGACACCTCACGATGCATCAAGCATTTATCTTACTGTTGGATTGCGTGAGCCTGCAGATGGACTTGTCAACCAATTGCCACATTCGAAAATCACAAATGCAGAGATTGCCGAAAGAAATACGTTTATGATTAATTCGGATAAAGACATTATTCCATGCATCACCACCGGTGCCGAAAACTATGTTAAAAGAAGTAGTTTGAATAATCCGCCAGTTGACACTTGGACGGCAAAAGCATCAAATGCCGACATGGATGCCAAGCACGCTGCATTGATTTCTTTTGTCAATTCAAACCCAAGGTGCAAAACAATAGTGTATTACAGTTGGAATGAAAATCATGAATCAGGGAATCCGATATGCCCGACATTAGCAGATGGAACAAGTAGCGTAAATGTGGCGACTATAAATACGGCTGGAGCAACTGCAGGAGTAAATAGAAGCACATTGGATAAAATTAAACAGTATTGTAAAAAGTAGAAAATTTAATTTTTAAAAAAACAAATATGAAACAATTGATAATGATTGCATTGATGTTGGTGGGAGTGCCAACCTTTGCACAAGTGGTGGAGTTTGACAAATCAGATGTAGAAACTTTGAGACAATTGCAATTGCAGTTGTGTTCAGGGAAAACTATGACAACCAAGCAGCTGAAACAATTTGAAACGATTAATACCCACGTTCAAGCAACGGCAAAACTTCCAATAGCCGCATTGGATAATGATTTATTAATTGAGTACGCAAATCGACTTTATTTTGATTACATGCAATATAAACAAAATGAATCAAACGCCAGAAAATTTATTAACATACTAAAGAGATTACACAAAGCCGACCCTTTAGTTATGAATAAAATTGAGAATGGATATTTAAGCGATGACCAAAAAAAACAACTACTCAATGAAATTAAATAAAATCTTATTGACCATATCGTTGATGTTCACGATATGGTCTTGCAAGGCTCAGACCGTAATGGTAAGCAATACGACACAAGAATCCAATATTGGGAAATACGTATCAACAATAAACACGTTGCTAACAGGTGCAAAAGTTGACACAGTGGACGTTTGGTCACCACCACAATTTAGCACGATGACATCAGTAGTGGCCTATTCCATAGAGGGCAAAACTATTGAAATAAGCTACAATAGTGGAACAAGAATTGGTTTTGTACCAATCGACAGGCTTTATATTAACACCGTAACTTATGACAAAAAAGGGCGAATTGTGGGTGGTTTAAGCAACGTGGTTTTGTCGGGGTCAAAAATGGTGGTATTTACAAAGAAATGCGATTTGTGTAAGTTTTCAACAACCAAAGGCGATTTATGAAATACTTAAAACTATTTGGAAGTAAAACTCCAGCTTTGATTATATCATCTGGGGAATACTGTACCATGTATTTTACAGACGGAACCTCAATGATGGCAGGATATACCCAAAAAGAAATTGGGAGACGATATGGTGTAAAACTAAAAATGGTTAGAAGAGGTGTTTATGTTGATCCCGAAAAATCTGAGATAACCGAAAAAGGCGTAAAAATCATGAATAGAGAGTATAATTTTAGTCGAAGAATTGCCAAGTTGTGGGCTATTATAGCAATAGCTTTGTTTTGCGTTGACAGTTATAGTCAAAACATTGCACCAATCGCAGTAAATGACACACTAAGACTATGCAACGACATCCCGTCAAGTTTTACTGTAATTTTAAACGATACAGATGCAAACGGTGACAGACTAAAATTAAACTATTTTAGTGAACCCATAAGCGGGAACTTAGTAAGTGAATCCAACACGGGAAGATTCAGATACGAATTCTTTCCCGGAGTTAATAACCTAACCTTTCAATACAACATAAAAGATTTAAGGTTCGGAAACATCGGAAGCCTCACAAGCAACATGGCTACGGTAGTCTTAAACGGTTCTGCTCCTTATTTTTACACAGGCACATATTCGGGCAACAACACCCGGGAATCTTGCAGAAGTATAAATACAACATCGGTAAATATATCAGGCACTACAAGAGAAAAAAATGAGGCTTTTCAACATATTATACTTGATGCACGATATGGTACGGTAACTATTTCGCCTGATGTTGGGGGTAGTGTAGAATTAAAAATTAAATAGTTTGTAAACTTTACTTACAATATGTAACATTTATTTATTTATTTTTACATAAAAAACTAATTTATGCAAAACAAAGACATTCAAATTGTATTTTCAAATGCAAATTTATTGTGTTCGGTAGAAAGTGTTCCCTTTAAAATTGTAAGGAGGGTTAAGGATTTAGGCAAAATTGCGGAAAGTGTTTATCTCAAACTCAAAGAAATAACGGAGTTAGGAGCAGAGAAAAACACTCCGGAAGAAGAAATTGAAGCTGAAAGAAAAGAGTTTTTAGAAAAAGAAGTTGAAGTACAATTTGATAGGTGTTCGCTTCAGTGGTTTGACGATATACCAAACGTGTCCATTCCGTACACCATGGGCGACAAGGTGGAAAGATTCGCAAATGCTCACGGAATTATAGATTTTCTGATAGAAAAAGGATTTATTGTTTAGAAAAATGAAAGTAACCGAAAATTTTACCTTAAAGGAATTTACCGCAAGTCAAACGGCGATAAGGTTGAATGTTGAGGAACAATTCAGTCCTTCAAATGCCATTGTTGACAACCTTAAAAAATTGTCAACTCACATTTTAGAGCCTTTAAGGGAAATTTTAGGCAAACCCATAACAATCACAAGCGGGTACAGAAGCAAGCGATTAAACAAGTTGATTGGCGGAGCGGTGTCAAGTCAGCACATGGAAGGCAAAGCGGTAGACATTCGGGTTAATGGATTCACCACCGAGGAATTGTTTCAAGAAATTTTAAAAACGGATTTGCCGTTTGACCAATTAATACAAGAATTTGATTCTTGGATTCATGTATCGTTTGACGACAAAAAAAACAGGCGGGAAGCATTAAGAGCAGTAAAAAAAGGAAGAAGAACTCAATACTTAAAAGCATGATACCAAAGGAAAATATTTTAGATTCATTATTCACCTATGCGGCCATATTGCTATCTGGATCATCGGCAATAGTTTTCTTTTCGGGCTTTAATGTCTGGCACGGTGTAATCGGGGCGGTAGGTCAATGGCTGTATCTGCTGATGGAGTATGTGAGGTCTCAAAAATCAGGCATAGAGGTCAAAAGGAAAACATTGTTGTTTTTGATTTCGGTTACCGTACTGGGTGCGGTATTGAGTTATTTAACCACGGGATGGGTGGCTGAAAAAATACATTTTAACGAGTTAATTGTAGGTGTTGGCATTGGTTTCTTCGCTCAGGCACTTCCAGAATTATACGATACGACAGTTGAATTATTTATTGGTCACCTTAAAAAAAAGTACGGGAATGATTAAGTTACTCAAAAAAGAAATGCCGCCATTTATGGTGCTTTTGGCTTTTTTCTTTATATCAATATTGGTGTTATTGGCTTATTTAAGCTATACACAACACCAGCTAAAACAAAAAGATAGCTATTTCAAAGTTACTTTACAAGAAGCACTAAAACTGGGCGTAGATAAAGATTCTTTGAAACATAAATTGGCAAAATCTGATACTTTAAAATAATGTGTGATCAATGTATAAAATGTAAATGCGAAATGGCTAAGAAAGTAAAAGACAAACCAGTTAAACCGAAAGAAGAGGTAAAAACACGTGGTGAAAATGGACCAGGCAAACCACCAAAACCATGAAAGAAAAAAGTTTTGAATTCGGAATATTTTTGTTTTGCGTATGGCGGTTGTACTACAACTTTATTGATGTAGTTCCGCAATGGCTCAATGATGCATATTTTGTGATTGAAAGCTTTTTGGTTGTGCTTTTAATTTATTCAAGCAAAAGAAATAAAGCGTTTAGATTGGTCGGCTTACTTGGCTCAATTGGCAGCAATCTTTATTTTGTGTTGCAGTACATGGACATTTTCGAATTTAATCAAGTAGGTGCAAAATACTTTGTTCCTTCATTTATAACCGTTGGAATCATAATCGTTGGAACAAAGAAATGGCAGCATTATCGCTAAAAAGTCTATTTGCCTATTTTTCAAATATGTTATTGCCTTTTGTAATTTATTTGAACTTGCAAAACACCGCAAAAGACGAAATAAGGGCAAAGGTTGAATTGTTCACATCAAATGCCAATTTGCTTTATTTCATATTGTTGGCCATGTGGACGATTTTTAATCTGCTGAATTTGTGGGTTAAATTCCAGAAAGAGCAGGAAATGTTAAAAAAGGCTAAGATTGAAAAGGAATTAAAAGAACTCGAACTTAAAAATAAGAAAAATGAGATTTCCAAGAATTAACATTATGCCTTGGTGGGCAAAAATCGGCTTAATTGTGGCCATTGTTTGGTTAGGAATCGCTTTGGTAAACAAAACGATAAGTAACATTAAAACAAGAATTACACACGCTCACGAGGATTATAAATCTATCCAAGCATCGGACAGTTTAAAAACTTATTTGCTTGGTAATTGCGTAAATTTGTCCGATTCGTTACAAATGCAAAATGCAAATCTGGACGAAAAAATAAAATCTGATAGTTTGATGTTTCGAAGTATAAACCAAGCCAATCAAAAAACAATGTTAACGCTAAGCAGGCAAAACGCTGAATATAAGAAAAACGGTGCTTGCTTTGTTTATGAAAAGGAATGGTTTTTAGGCAAGCGAAAATTGGTTGAAATTAGTTGCGATAGTTTAATCAGGAAATAGATTAGTTTATTGTTAAAGGCCTCTCGAATTTTCGGGAGGTTTTTTTTAATTATAAAGCTCGCTCATTGAATCGTCTATTTCATCATCTCGCAAATCTGAAAGGTAATTTTCTGTCATTTTAAAGGTGCTATGTCCTAAAGCCTTTGAAATATGCCGTTTGTCCATTACTACTTTATCCGCATTTGTGGCAAAAGAATGCCGGGCTACATGGGTAGATATATGTTTTTCAATACCGCAGGCATGGGCTACAATCCTAAGATTTTTATTCATTAAAGCCACAACAGAATCAATATTTTTGTGGGTAACATCAGGCATAAATCGGTCAAGTTCGGGAAACACAAAGAAAAGCGATTGGCCTTTATATTTATCAATAATATCTTTAATGCTTTGGCTTAATTTAACGCTCACAATCGCTTTTGTTTTGTGTTGTACTATATTGATGCGGTCGGGCTTGATATCGTCAATCCTAAGCCGTAAAACATCGGAAACTCTCGAGCCATACAAATAATATTGCATTAGAAAAATATCCCGTGCAATCTGAATCTTTTTGCCAAATTTTGACAAGTCAAATTGTGCCAACAGTGTAATTTCCTCAACAGTCAATTTTTCTTTTTTTGATTTATGCTTTTTGGCGGGGTTTTCAATATCAATTCTTAGGTCAAATTCTTTGTTTGCCCATTTTACAAACGACTTGAAAAACGAAATACGCCTAAAAATACTATTTTGGTTGTTGCCATTCGCTTTGAGTTTACCAACTATCTTCATTACCAAACCATCGTCAATGTCAGTTACATTTTCAGTATTAAAACACGACTGCAGGAAATAATAAAATGATCGATATTTTTCGATCGTGCTTAATTCAAGATTTTGTGAAATGTGTACCAAATATCTATCAAAAGCCGAAACCAAGTTTTCATCATTTAGTTTCTCATCTTCGAAAACATCAGCAGCTTTAAAGTTTTTGTTTTTGGCCAATAAATCAAAGTACCGTTTTTCGTACTTCTGGAATTCCTCCGAAATTAGAGCGTTTAAGTTAATGTAAGAACCATGCGAACGCTTAACTTTCTTATTTTTGGAATCCCAATCTTTATCAGGTACTTTGCAAATAGTCTTATAAACCGTTTTGTCCTTTATAACCCGAACCATCACTGGTCTGGTGCCATCGGTGTATTTTTTGGGGTGCAAGTAAATGGATATTGACACGGTTAAATTATAGTTAAAGAAATAGACAGTATTTTATATATTCAAATGTCAGTGAAAAAATTTAAAACACCATCAAAAACCGCAACAAAAGTATAAATAAACTATAAATGCCTATATTTGCGGTGGTTTGTTAGTAATCCTGCTGGGATCACAACAGTAAACAATAAAAACCTGATTTAAAGCGATTTAAGTCAGGTTTTTTATTTTAGTTAAATATTAGTTAAAAAAAAGGTGAATTACATCACCCTTTTAACTACATGGAAGATTTTTCGAACGTCCGCCAGAGACAAAACAAAATCTGTAAATTCTGGGCTTTTGTTTCTGCTTTGGCAAGTTATTTCGGCATCCACTTGTTCAATAATATCTTTGACCATTATATTAGTCGTGGTCACAATCACAAAACCATGCTTTGTTTTTCTAAAACCGTCTTTCCAAAGGTGCATACCAATTTCACGAGCCAACACAATTGAGCCATCAGGCACGTCATCAATGCCGCCACCGTTCATACTGTCTCCAGAAATTTTAAAGGCCATGTAGTTTCCTTTACCCAAGTGATCAACTGGGAAAGTCATTCGCTCAAATTCCTCAAATTGCGAAGCGTTTGATTCTGCTAAATGTAGGTATTGAGCAAATGCAGGAAAAGGCACCAACGGCACGGTGATAAACAACTGATTGTTTATTTTGTCAAATGTGTTGCCGTTCTTATTTATGTAATAAGCGGAATTTTCTTGAACCATACTCATCAGGTCGGAACTTCCGTAAGGCCTGTGCTTTTCCATTTTAAACCTAACCATCGGTTTTTTGGATTCGGGAATTCCTTCTCTTTCCCACTTGTAAATAGTCGGACGGCTAACATTTAGGAAATCCGCTAATTCGGAAATGTTCATACCAAGTTCGTTCTTGATTACATCTAATGAATCTAAATCTTTTATTATCATGACTTTGTAAATTTTTTTGTTAAAAAATGTAAATTATTTTTACATAAACTTGTAAACTTTACAGTTTTAAGTTTATATTTGTGTCTCTTTACAGAAACACGTACAATATTAGTAATATTTTACAGAAAACTGTAATAAAAATAAACTTATTAACACAAAAACTATAAAAAAAATGTCGAAAAAAATAAGGGAATCCCTTATGGTTGATGCAGATTCGTTGTATCAACTGGTGCAAACTTACAGAGACAGAGAACCCGAGTTTATTGATTTTTTCAAAAACGAAGGTCTGAGCAATCGGCTTTACTTAAACATCAAATACGGTGTAAATTTTAATCCGGGCAGACGACTACTTTTAGAAACAATGATTCTGGAACTTGGGCTGAAATTGGACAAAACCATAAAAAGACACCATGCAAGATGAAAACAATTGGACTTATACTTTTAGCAATTGCCATTTTATGGTTTTACATTTTATTTTTTGAGGATAGGAATAAACATAATATGCCATGATGGATGATTTCGTACTAATCAAAAAACTTGATTTTGAGGCTTTTAATGCCTGTATAGGACAATTAAAAGAAGTTTTACAGAAACCAAAGGAGCGTGTCATGTCTATTGAGGACGTGGCCGAAATGCTTGATATTGAACTCCAGACCGCCAAGAAGTTCATTAAAAAATACAAAGTGCCAGCGGTGGTTCTTTCTGAAAAAACCATCAGATATAAAGAATCGGAAATTTGGGAAAAGGTTATAAACGCTAATATTTTAAAAACAAGATGAACCAATTAAGCATAAACACCGAATTAAGCAGGCCAACAAACAACTGTCAGGAAGTACTGTATAAGGCAATCCAGACTGGGAGAGTATCACTAATGGATTTTCCGTACTTATCAGGATTTAGAACAAGAGTATCAAACCTAAAGTTGATTTACGGAATAAATTTCGATTCAAATGAGCGTATTAAATCGGTCAATAAGCATGGCCGAAAAATTTCTTATGTAATCCACAAACTACCAGACGAAGAAGTTGAAAAGGCAATTTCAGTTTATAAAAGCATTGTGGAGTGATTTTGTATCTTGTTTTGTAAATAAAATTAACAGTAAGTAATAAAATATTACATAAGTTTACAATTTGTAAAGTAAAGTATTTATATTTGTCCATGGAAACATTGAAAATTGATAGAACAAAACTTTTAACGGTTCAGAACTACGCCAAAAAATATGGATTAAGTAGGCCAACTGTTTACACAAAAATCAAGGAAAAGCAACTTGAAAGGATTGATATTGATGGAGTCACTTTTATCAAGTTAGCTTAATTTTTTTTACACTAATTTTTAACTATTTGTAAAATGGCTAAGGAGTTACCATATTTTAAGTTTGAGCCATCAAAATGGGATAATGGCAATATTCAGCTTTGCAGTTTTGAAGCTCAGGGAATTTTTATAAATCTATGCTGTATCTATTGGTCAAGGATGGGCGATTTGCCTTTAAAACTTGCAGAGCAGAAGTTATTCAGAAGCAATGCACATGCATATACAGAACTTATGCAGGAAGAAATTTTTGCAGTAAATGAAGGTAAAATAGTGATTACTTTTTTAGACGAACAGTTATCAAATTTTGGCGGATTAAGCGAAACTAAAGCAAAAGCAGCTAAAGCAAGGTGGGATAAAGTACGTGAAAGTCAACAAGTTAATGCAGATGCATTGCACGTGCAAAGCACAAGCAATGCTATAAGAGAAGAAGAGAGAAGAGAAGAGAAGAAGAAAAAAGAGAAAAGAAAAGAAAATTCTATTTTTATACCTTTTGATTTTTTGATTTTTCATGGTGCTGAAAAGCAATTAGTCACAGAATGGTTTGCAGTAAGAAAAACCAAAAGCTGCACCAACTCAAAAACCGCAATGGAAGCTTTTTTAAGTCAGGTTGAAAAATCTAAGCTAAACATAAACGAGGTTTTAAAGAAATGCATAATTAAAAGCTGGGGTGGGTTTGATCATAAATGGCTAATCAAGGAAGCCCAAGAGCAAACACAAATAATTCCAAAGAAAAACCATAACATTTTTGTACCAGGCGAAAAAATACAGTAATGGAAATATCAATATACTTTTTGAAAGAAAACAAAGTCATGGTCGGGAAATTAGACATTTCCTTGACGGAAAGAGCAGAGGAAATTTTCAACAACTGCTTAGAGATAGTTTCCGACATGGGCGGACTACTGGTATATGTTCGCTCAACCTTGACTTGTTCCAATTGGTGGAAATTGAAGCTATTTGAATTGGATTCGTTAAGCCTTTCACATTTCTGCGAAAACAAAGCATATATGTCATTTCTGGAAATTAAAGAGACTATTGGCATTGCTGATGCCAAGGACTACCTTTTTGACCTTCTGGAAGAAAATGAAAATCTATTTAGCAAATACCTAAACAACCTTAAAATCAAAAGAATAAATGAAAAATAACAAAATCCCAATTTTAGAGAAGTACAAAAACTTCGCATTGCCGGTAGACGAGAATGCCGAAAAAGCCACAATATGGTATTGCTTAAACGGAAAACAAGAAATTGTTATCGAGTTTATCAAAAACAAAGATTTATTCTATAATACTGACTATTCAAACATTTACGAACAAATCCTAAACTGCATAAACAAGGAGATTGAGCCAACGCCATTAAACATTTTAAGGGCTGGATTTAAAAACCTTGGGAAATTAGCATCGGAGATAAAAAACCTAAAAGAACCATTAAACGATATTTATGGCTCATGCATGAGGGTAATCGAAACCGATATTTCAAGAAAAGTGATCGTGAAATGTTCGGAAGCTATGGATCTGGTTTATGCCAATAATTCAGAATCTATTTCAGTAGCCGATGATTTGACAAATTTCTCAAACGAAATATCCGAATCGCTAAACCACATGAGCAAAATAGACTTTCAAGATTTGATAAAGGAAGTTGTTCAGGAGGTGAAAGAAAGAGTTTTGGACAATTCTAAAGTAGTTAAAACAAATATTGGCAACATTGACGATGCTTTGGGAGGTTTTGAAGATGGCTCATTGTCGGTAATTGGTGCAAGGCCAAGCATGGGTAAAACGGCTTTTTTGGTGCAATTAATGTACAACATTGCAGTAATTCAGCAGAAGCCTGTATTGATGTTCAATCTGGAAATGACCAAGCAGGAACTTACAAAGAGAATTTTGGCACTACACACAAGGTTTTCAAACTTTGAAATCAGACAAGGTTTTGACCGTGACATGGACAAATTCAAGGAGTTTGAGCAAAGGATTAAGACATTAACGGCCAACAACATACATATTATAGACAATATCTATGACGGCAACCAGATAGTTTCAAAAACCAAACAAATGGTTAAAAACTCGGGTGTCCGGGTAATGTTCTTTGATTACTTGCAATTATCAAGCATCAAAGATTCCGGAAACAGAGAGCAGGAAGTAGCCAAAATATCCAAGTCATTAAAGCAGTTGGCTAAGTTTTCAAAAATACCTGTTGTGGCTTTGTCTCAACTAAATAGACTTGTAGAATCCAGAGGTGGAGAATGTAAACCAAAACTATCAGACATTAGAGAATCAGGCTCAGTAGAACAAGATGCTGATAATGTCATTTTCCTACACCGCCCAGAGTATTACGGCATTGAATCGGTGGATTACGCATCAACAACAGTCAATTTGCTTGAATTTATCATTGCTAAGGCCAGAAACGGTGTATTAAAAACGGTACTGCTCGATTACGACCGCAAATACAACCTGATTCGAAATTGGGGCATAGTTGACGAAACATTACCACCTACAATTTTTAACAACACACAAAATATAAGCCTATTTGAAAATGAAGTGCCAACCATATCAATAGCCAATTTCTAATGAAAGATTTAAATCAAATATTTTGCGAACCCATGAAAATAGGTGAGGTAATTAAAGATTTTGTGACTGACAAATACGAATTGCCATTGAGTGAAATTCCTTATTGGATAGAAAACGGATGGAAGTTTGACGAAGTGCAAAGCATCATGTACAAGAAAGGCCGGGAAGCGGTCAATGTTCAACAATTTAAAACAATGCAGTTATGATTTACACCATGATTTTAAAAGACAAAACAGTCTTTCACACCAATTGGTACGATTTCGACAATAATTGGAATGATGAATATTGCTTTATGATACTTAACAACATCCGCAGTCAATATTCCATTGATGGCGAAAATTGGATAGACATTGAAGATGATCACCTTTAAAAAAAGCACAATGATTAAAATAAAAATCAAACCCATAAGCCAGAACGAAGCCTACAAAGGCCGAAAGTTTAAAACAAGCACTTATCATGCTTATGAGAAACTTTTAACGATGCTGTTGCCAGCCCGGTTAGAAGTTCCAGAAGGTGGGAAGTTGGAATTTAGAATCAAAGTCGGTTTATCTTCCAAAAATGCCGATGGTGACAATCCGATAAAAAGCACTCAGGACATAATCGCCAAAAAATACAAGTTCAACGATAAACGGATTTACCGTTGGATAATTGAAAAAATCGACACCGCCAAAGGTGCGGAATTTATAGAATTTGAAATTTTAAACTTAGAACAATGAAACCATGCCGACAATGTAATTCCGAAACAAACGGCTATTACACCGAAAAATCAAGAACATGCAGGAAATGCACAAGCCAGAAACTAATGAAAGCCCAAAAAGCAGATGCAGAGCAAAAGGGATTTTCAAATTATTACCAAATGCAGAAATTTAAAGAATTTAACAAAGCAACCAGATGAAAGAAGAAATTATAAACCACCTAAAAGGCACAAAACAGCTATTGTCAGCATTTCAAATAGCAAGAATCGCAAATGTTACCGAAAAAGAAATTCAGCCCGTTTTGGACGATTTATGTGCAAAGTCTATTTTGGAAAAACTAAGGTTTCGAACGCCTGGTGCATATTCAAAAATAAACAATTATTACAAAATAAAAAGATGAGCAAACTATCAAAAAACCTCAAAAAGCTAAGAAATAAATTAGGATTAACTCAGGAGCATTTATCAGCAATGATCGGAATCAAAAGACGGACATATTCAGCCTATGAAGAATACAGAGCCGAACCAAACATCAAAACAATAATTGCTTTATCAGTTTTGTTCGCAGTAAGCATTGATGATTTATTAACAAAAGAGTTATGAGATTTATAAATTACAATATTGGACACGTTTACAAGTATCCGGAGGGAGGAAAGTTTGTTCTTGCAGAAAAAAGAAACTTTACATTTCACTTCAAATGCGGTCACTGGTGTACTGATAATGTCTTTATTGATCTTATAGACATCACAAAGGGCATAAGAGTAGCCCAAGACACCCAGCTAAATCTGTTTGAAAACCATGCGAATTTATAATTTTGCCCTATTATGTAAACTTTCTTAACAAAACTTAAATAAATTGTAAAGAAATATTTGCAAGTGTAAAATAAACTACATATATTTGCATCATAGTTTACAAGTTTACAAAACATCAAAACGCAAAATAAGATGAAAAACAACAGGGAGTTATTAGCAGCCGGTGCAGTCCAAATGTTCTTTTGGGCATTGGACGGAGAATTAGACATTCAAGGCATTGACATTGAAGTATCAAGCACCGAAACGGCCACAATTTTAAAGGCCACAACGCCAGAGTACGGAACACATTATTCAACAATGATTTTGTACACTGAAAACAGTCGCAAGTTCATGAAAGAGATTCACACCTTTTGCGAACTCATAGACGAAAAGCAAACAGAGATTCGCCAATCAGAAACAGAAATGGACGAACGCAGATTCGAGGATTACATTGATGGTCAAATTTCTGAACTCAAAATCAGCAGAATGTCATGAAGAAGTTTTTTCAAGACCCAGCAGAAAACACAAACCCGTGGTTTCTGTTGGCATTCTTTCTATTTTCAATCATTTGCCTATTAATCAAGGCATTAATTTAAACTAATCTAAAAACATGGAAAATTTAGGAACAAAAGCACCTTGGACAGTAGAGAAGCAACTCGAAAAACCAATATTAGTAACCAATGGCAAAATAGAATGGTATCACTCCGTAGCTTATATTAAAGACCAAGACGGAAGGATTGTAGCAGATGTGAGCTACAGTACGGACCACGAAATGATGGGATGTGGCAGAAACGAAACCATTAAGAAATGGGAGGCAAACTGTTTGTTAATCTCAAAGGCACCAGAAATGTTGGAAATGTTGCAATCATTAGAAAATGATAACGGGTCAATTCCCGAATTAATGTGGAATAAAATTAAGCAATTGATAAAAGAAGCTACAGAAATTTAAAACAATCTAATCTATATCAAAATGGAAACTCAATTAGCAACAACAGGAACAAAAGCGGTAAGCCAGTTCCTAAATCAGAAAAACGTTCTTGAAAAGTTCGCGGACTTACTTGGAACAAAAGCACAGGGGTTTATTGCAAGTGTTATTTCAAGTGTTAATTCAAGCGATTTGCTGAAAAACGCAACGAACGAAAGTATTTATTCAGCGGCTTTAATGGCTGCAACGTTGGATCTACCAGTAAATCAAAACCTTGGGTTTGCCTACTTCATACCGTTCAACAACAGGAAAACCAACAAGCAGGAGTGCCAATTTCAAATCGGCTACAAAGGTTTCATTCAGTTGGCCATGAGGTCAGGTCAATTCAAAACCATTTCAGCAACTCCGATTTATGAGAACCAATTGGTTTCAGAAAATCCGCTTACCGGGTTTGTGTTTGATTTCAGTAAAAAAGGTCAAAACGTTATCGGGTATGCAGCTTATTTCAGCCTAATAAACGGTTTTGAAAAAACGCTTTATATGAGCGTTGAGGAACTCAAAAAACATGGGGTGGCATATTCCCAAACTTTCAAAAAAGGCTTTGGCCTATGGAACGACAACTTCGATGCAATGGCTCAAAAAACGGTCATTAAGTTGCTTTTGTCAAAATATGCACCGCTCTCAATCGAGATGCAAAAGGCACACATTGCGGACCAGGCAATTATCAGAAATGCCGACACGCTGGAGGTTGACTACATCGACAATCAGCCAGAAACGCCTATAATGATAGACGAAGCCAAGGAACACGACCGTATCGTGGACTACATAAACACCGCCAAAACGATTAAAGAACTCGAAGATGTGGAAATACACCTTGACCGTGCGAACGCTACGCAAATGACCATTTTTAACACCAAAAAACAAACATTAGCATAATGAACTTTGATAACCATTTATTCAGAGCATCATCCATCGGTAAGATAATTTCCAAGTCTGGAAAACTTACCGATGGTATCAAAACCCACCTTGAAGAGGTATTTATCAGTCAATTGTACGGTGTACAAAAAGACATCACAAGCAAGTACTTTGACAAGGGCATTGCCTGCGAGCAGGACGGTTTAGATATCCTATCCAAGTGCGTGATCAAGTCTTTTGCCGGAAAGAACAAAGAGGAGTTTTCAAACGATTATGTAAAAGGAACGCCAGACTGTTTGCATAAAGACATCGTCTTTGACATCAAAAACGCCTATGATTTATTTAGCTTCGGCAAGGCATCGGCCACATGGGATTATGAATGGCAAGTAAGAGCTTATCAGTATTTGACCGGTAAAACAAGAGGATATGTCCTGTATTGCCTTTCAGATATGCCAGACTTCTTGTTTGCAGACGAAGAACGTAAATTGTTCTACCAAGGAAAGTTTCTAAGCTATGAATCGGAAGACTTTATTCAAGCAAGCCAAGACTTAAAAAGAAAATTGACCTACGACTACATGAAAATTGAGGACAAATTCAAACTCTTTGAGGTAGAATGCACCAATCAGCACTTTGAGTTAATGATCGATTCGGTTATGACAGCCCGGAAGTATCTAAACGAATTGCATCAGCAGTATTTAGACAGAGTAAAATTCAATAATTCATTAATCACAAACGGATTACCAATATGACAAAGGAAGACAAAAACAAAGCAGCTGAAATAATTTTCGATGGGTGCCTGAAAATTGCTGCATCGTGCATGGTAATATGGGCTATTTTTAGAATGATTCATTATTTTATCAGCAACTTATGAAATACGACAGAGCGAAATTCGGTGAAAAATTGTACATTGAACGCCGAAGGAAGAAATTAAGCCAGCAAAAAATGGCGGATATTCTTGGAGTAAGCCGTGCTACTTTAAGTAGCTACGAAAATGGAAAGTTCGACATGAATATGGAATCATTTTCGAAGCTTTGCAACGAGGTAGGCAAAACACCAAACGAGATATTACTCTAAACATCAAGTCCGAGAGACCTTTTTTGCAGACGGTTAATCTCGGACACGATAACAATTTCACCTGAATTTTTTGGGTGCGATTGCAACAAGTCGGAAACGACAATAAAGTTCTTTAAAAGCATTAACCGCAAACCAAATGCGAAACAATCAGAGGGGGAAATCCGAATAGTTATAGGGCGAAAGTACGCTGATAGCTAATACCAAGTTAGCGAGGTTTCAAAGTTGGGTGTAACTTTCACGACACTTGGAAATTTCTTTGCGGTTGAAAAAATGGTCAGGTGGCGGATGGAGACGCAGATAGACCACTGAGTATTGGGACATTGTTGGAGTGTTAAGCTATTATACCGCACTATCAAAGGGTTAATGAGATAGAAGAAGGATGTCCTCACCCGTTCGATTCGGGTCTTGACCGCAAAATTTATTAATCACCAGGCACTAAGGCTTTGAAAGAGTGTCGTGTGTGAAATAAATTTCTTTTTAATATAGGGTTCATGTTGAATTAGGGGAGTTGATAACTCCCCTTAATTTTCAATATTTAAGCCATTTTAGTACATTTACAAAAAAAATCTATTTCAAAATGAAAAAATTAATCGTTCTCAGCTTATTCTTGGTCGGATGTGCCAAGCCGCAGATTTTAACACTAAAAGGCAATTACAATGCCTTTCACCAAAAGGAGATAAACAAACCATTTGATCAGGTTTGGAGCAATGCAATGGATATTCTCGCTCAAAAAGGTTTGGCTATAAAAACAATTGACAAAGCGTCTGGTATTATTATATCTGAAAAGATTAATTTCAAAGACACAGCAGTTACAGAAGACGCACTCGGGCAGCCATTAAGTCCAACGGCTTACATCGTGACACAAAAAAACATTAATTTCCTTGGAGACACCATGGTGCCGACTTCTGTTATGGGAAGTTGGAATATCAGAATTAAACAATCAGAAACACCGGGCAAAACATTGGTAAACGTCAATATCGTTGGCCTTGATGCAAAAATAGTTTTTGGGGTGAGTAACATACCAGACGCAATATTTCAAGCACAAAGCACGGGAGTATTTGAGAAGGCATTAATTGCAGAACTTGAAAAATAATCAAAAAAAAGTTTGCAGTTTACATTTTCGGGTGTAAGTTTGCAATGCAAAAACAAACAAGAGCCAAAAAGCTCACACCCTTACAGGTGTTTTTTTATTTCTGATACTTCTCTTTTTTTATATTTGAGCGGTGTCCTTATCCCGTAAAAGGTAATCAATCCTTTTGGCCTTGTTTGGTTTTGCGGCGGAATATTGGGCACCGCTTTTATTTTGCCCTTCTTTAAACGCAAAAAAAACAAAAAAAATGAAGAATCATCCTTCAGTACGCTTGGACTACAATGACAGTCCAGAAAAAACATTCGAAGAACTTCTTTCTTGCTACCCTCTCGAAGCAATCGAGGAATCATTATTTATGTGGCTTTCAAGCTATGTAAGTGGTGGTAAGCTTTCAGAAGGAGACATCATCCAAGAACATCATTTGTATTTCCTAATTCGTAAGGCAATACACCAAACGCAAAGAATCGCCAACGATTTGAGCATTTCGGCCATGGATTTGTCTAAAACCCAAACCACCGCACAAGCATGAACGGCCTGATAAAAATCACCACCAATGAGCAAGGCTCATCGGTGGTTTCTGCAAGGGAACTTTATGAGTATTTAGGTTTCAATGCAAGCCAATGGAAAAGATGGTATCAAAAGAATATTGAAAACAATCCATTTGCTTTTGAAGGCACAGATTGGGAGGGATTCGACATTATGTCGAGTTCAAATAATGGCACGGTAACAAAAGATTTTGCAATCACCACGGATTTTGCCAAAAGGCTAAGCATGATGGCAAGAACAGAAAAAGGAGAGGAAGCCCGAAAGTATTTTATTGAATGTGAGCAAAAGTTGACTTCTGCAGAACCTCGCAAACTTTCAAACCTCGAAATATTGGAGCTGGCGATGCAAGCGGAGCGGGCAAACATTGAACTACAAAACCTAAACAACCGCCTGCAACAACACAATGAGCAACTCCAGCCCAAAGCCGACTATGCCGACAAGGTGCTAAACTCCGAAAGCGGACACGCCACCACCATAATAGCCAAGGAACTTGGAATGAGTGCAATCGAACTCAATCAAATACTATGTGGCATGGGTATTCAGTACCGCACAAAGTCGCAAGAATGGGTTTTGACCGCCAAATATCAAAATTGCGGATATGTGGAGAGCCGAACACACGCCTATCTATCAAGCGATAAGTTCACCACAAAAACCAAGATTTACTTTGTTTGGACAGAATTAGGCCGTAAATTCATCCACGAAACAATTAAAAAGCGGTTTGAAACTATTGGACAGGTTAAACTAAACTAAAATGTACCAAAAACCGCAAAAATATTTTTCTGGATGGATCATGATTTATGAAGTCATAAAATCCATGGTTCGGAAAATAAAACAAGCTATCTTTGGGTAAGATTTTTTCATAGTTTAAATTAAGGTTAAGAATGATTAACAACAAAAGGCATTTGGTTTCCATTTGCCTTTTTTCGTAAACTTTTATTACATTTGTTTCGTTAATTTACATATTTTTACATAAATATTGAGATATGGCATTTCATGATGGAAACGATTATTGGAAACTAAGAAACACAAACGGGAGGTGTTGTATTTTTGAGACACCTCAGGAATTGGGCGAAAAGGCTAATGAGTATTTCGAATGGATACAAAATAATCCACTCATTGAAATTGATTACAAAGGAAAGGATGCCATAAAGGTAGAAATGCCTAAAATGCGTCCTATGACACTTGAAGGACTTTGTAATTACATTGATATTGCTAAAAGTACATTTCAAGAATACGAGAAAAAAAATGATTTTTCGGCTATCACTACACGGATAAGACAAATTATAGAAACCCAACAGTTTGAAGGAGCAGCTTCGGGATTCCTAAACCCAAGCATAATTGCTCGTAAGTTAGGTCTTACAGATAAGACCGAAGTTAAGTTAGTAGAGGAACAACCATTATTCCCAGATGCAAACTAATGAGACAGAGCCATTCAGACGAACAACGGCTATAAACATGATGTTGGCACTTGAAAAGCGTATCAAAGGCATTCAAGGTGGCACATCAGCAGGCAAGACGTTCGGCATTCTACCAATATTAATCAACAAGGCCATAAAAAACCCTGGTCTTGAAATTTCAGTTGTGGCTGAATCAGTTCCGCACCTTAAAAGGGGTGCAATGAAGGACTTTAAAAAAATAATGATTAAGACCAAGCGGTGGAATAATTCCGCATGGCACAGTACAGACAGTATTTATAGGTTTGCCAACGGATCATCGGTTGAGTTTTTTTCAGCAGACAATGACGCTAAATTAAGGGGTGCAAGGCGTGACATATTGTACATGAATGAAGCCAACAACATGACACTTCACGCATACAATGAACTCGCATCAAGAACCAAGCAAGACGTTTGGATGGATTGGAATCCGACAAGCCCATTTTGGTTTCACGAAGAGTTAAAAGGTGATTCCGATGTTGATTTTCTCGTAATCAATTACACACACAACGAAGCGTGTCCACAATCAGCCGTTGATTTTATCCTAAAAGCCAAAGAAAAAGCCAAGACATCAAAGTTTTGGGATAATTGGTATAAAGTATATGGACTTGGTGAAATTGGAAGTCTGGAGGGCGTTATTTTCTCTAATTGGTCAATCATTGACACTATACCAAAAGAAGCCGAGATAGTTAATTATGGCCTTGATTTTGGATATACCAACGACCCAACCACCATTATTTATTTAGGAAAATGGAATGGTAAGTTGATTCTTGACGAATTATGTTATCAGACCGGAATGGTTAACGCTGATATTGTCAGGAAAGCCAAAGAAACCACAGACGGGTTTACCTACATCATTGCCGACAGTGCAGAGCCTAAAAGTATTGAAGAAATCAAAAGGGGTGGTATTCGCATCAAAGGAGCGTTAAAAGGCAAAGATTCAATCAATTTCGGTATTGATACACTCCAACAGTTTGACATACTTGTAACCTCCAGAAGTACAAACCTAATAAAGGAACTCCGAAATTATCAGTGGGATAAAGACAAAGAAGGCAAAATACTAAACAAACCGATTCATTACTACAATCATTGCATTGATGCCGTTAGGTATGCCGCAGAAAGTTTGGCCACCAAAAAGAAATTTGAATGGTACGTTATAACCGAATAATATTTGGTTTTTTTGCACAGATTAAAAAAAAATACATACTTTTACATCGCCAAATCATACTTCCTGCCTTTCATTAATTCAAAAGAATGAAAGAGTTGTCTTCCAATCCGTTACAAAACGGAATCTTTGAGTATGTCCGAAATATAGCAATTCCGCTAAATGAGCCGATTTACAAGTATGTCGATTTGTTTAATACCAATGCCTTGGTTTATACTGCCGTTGACTTTTTGGCCATGAAAGCAAGCCAAGCAAAGCCAATGATTTTTAAAACCAAAGACCGTGGAGCAGAAAAGGAAATGCGGAAAATGGCCGGTATGTGGAAAGATTCCTATGAGTACAAACAGTACAAGGATGCCAAAACAAAAGGCATAGACGAAATTTACTTGGAAGATATCGGCCTTGGTGACGGTGACGAACTGTTAAGGCTCAAACGAATTCTAACAAGGCCAAACGATTTTCAGACGTTCGGTGAAATGCTGCATTCGTTGGTGGTGTTCAATCAAACCGTTGGCTGGTCAATGCTTTACGCCAACACCACAAACAAAGGCATTATAGACCTAAATTCAGCACCGACACATGAAATAGACATCGAGGGTGGAAGTCCTAAGAACCCGATATTGTCTTACAAGTTCAAAGGGAACTATCAAATCAAACTTGATCCGAAGTTTTGTTTTCCGGTCAGAACATTTTCGACAAAATACGACCGCATGGGAACACACCTGTACGGTAATTCAAAGGTCAAAATTGCTTATGCGGAAATATTGACCTACATTGAAGCGGTGGCCAGAGAATATACGGCCTTTAAAACGGGAGATTCTGCCCATATACTTTCACCAAAAGACCCAGAAGCCCAACAGTCAGCAGCAGGTGATAAAGGTTTCTTTCAGAAAATTATGAATGATATATTTTCGGGTTTAAGGAAAAAAGACCGCCACCAAGCCGTTTTTGTGCCTTATGCCTTAGAACATATCAATCTCGCATCGGCTTTGAAAGATGCAAACGTCATCGAATCTAAGAAAGCCATTAAAGAAATAGTTGCTGGTGTATTTCATTTGCCTGTTCGGGTGGTGTACAACGACACATCAGGCGGAACATATAACAATCTAAAGGAGGACAAAAAAGATGCTCTAAGAAACGGTGTTTTTCCGTTGCTCAATCAATTTGAAGAAACTATGAACGAACGAATAATCAAACCTAACTTTGGTTATGAATTTGGATTTGATTACGATTCTTATGAGGAACTAAATCCCGATGTTATTGCCGATATGGAACGTTTGGCCAAAGTTGATTTTATATCTGATAATGAAAAACGCTCATGGAACGATTTTGAGAAATTGGAAGACGAAAGAGCCAATACACCACAGAAATATTGGGAATCGAATATTGAGCCTATGAACTTTGATGAAAACCTATGACAGTAGAACAACATCAAGCACGAACCGAACGAATCAGGAACATTGCAGAACGAAAAGCTATCACACTGGTGACTGCATACCTCAAACGTGTGCATTTTGCATTTGAAGCTGGATATAAAAATTCTGGAATTCGTGGTGCCGAAGCTGTCATTGACCAAATCAGGATTTCGGACGTGGCGGTGATGTATGAGGAAATGTACACTAAAGGCGGTTTGTATGTAGCTCAAAGAGAATTTGAATTCTATGAGAAACAAACCAAGCGTTCTGGCTTCGATTTCTTCGATGCTATTTGGCAACAGTATATTTTGACGGCCTTACAAAATGCAGAAATAACCAAGCGGATCACTCAGGTAACGGAGCGAACCAAAATGCTTTATCGGGAATTATTGGCGGAAGCTGCAGGCGGTATTTTGGCACCACGACAAATAGCAAGTTTGTTTGTGTCAAAACGCTTGACGTTGGTAAGGCACAGGGCGTTAAGAATAGCACGCACCGAAATGACACACGCAGCTGCTTTGGGAACTGAATTTGCAGGAAATCAGATTGAATTGAATATCGGCAAACCGATGTATAAAGTCTGGTATCATAACCTTAGCAGGGATTACCGAGACACTCACGCTGCTTTAAATCGAAAGTATGTGCCTAAGTCTGACAAATTCAACGTAAACGGCAAAATGATGAAACACCCGGGCGACCCATCAGGCGGAGCGGGCGAAGTCATCAATTGCCGTTGTAAACATACCTACGCTACGGAAGACGTTTTGAAAGAGATTGGGATTTGGAAAGGTGTATTATAAGTGTTATCATTTCATCCAAGGTTGCTTCTCGTGAGAGAAATTGGTAAACCACAAACCTAAGCTACAATAGTAAGGCGGTCTGCCATCTTGGAATATATTTTTAATTACGCTACAAAGATAACTTTCCTCATCATCCCAAAAGTAACCTTTATCACCCACTTGTGGTTGTCTTGGTTCGTTCGGGTTTGTTTCTGATGCATACTTGAAAAAATCCGCACCCCCATCCTTGTCAATGGTAATATAAGGGAATTTATTTTCTGGTTTTTTATAAATAACTAACCAAAAAAATGCATCTTCTGGCTCATTATCCCAAACCCACATTTCTTTGCCAATCATTTCAATGCCGTACTTTTCTTTAATTTCTTCGTTTGTCATAATTTTAACTATTATTGTTTTAGCTCGTATTATTTTAATAATTCCTCAATTTGACTCAAATAAACAAACCCTTCGCAATCTCCGCTTGAATACCTCACGTTTTGTTTTAGTATCTCGTATGCATCGCTGAGTAGAATCTCCCTTTTCCTTCCAATATCCCATTGCTCTAACTTATCCATCAGTGCTGCAAAATGTTCATCATCTAATTTTGATATATTGCATAGTAAGAAAAAAATTACTTCTGATTGTGTCTTGGGTTCTAACATGATTTTTTTACTTAATTATTAGGTATATGATTATCACACGCATAATATGTACCTTGATAGGCTCCTACATATTTTCCATTTCTGAATCCATAATTCCAATCTTTGTATTTTTTCACATTTTCAGAATCGCATAAATGGCATTTCTTTTTAATTTTTAGTTTAATTTCCATTGTTATTTATTTAAAAACAACTTAATATCATACTTGTAAAACTCGCAGAACTCCGCAACCGTTGGTTTTCGTTCTGTAAGGCCTTTTCTGGCACGCAGCTTGCAAATTCTTCTGTATGCCTTCATGTATTGCATATTTAGCACCGTTGATGCCATTGTTGCGGTAATTTCTTGGTTTTCGTTCATTTGTCTTTCGTTCGTTTAATTATTGCCATAATGTTATCTAATGCCTCATTTAATAGCATTTCGTCCTCAACTTGTAGCTCAAGGGTTTCACAGAACTCGAATATAAGAGTCCAATGGCTTGAACTATCAATATCATTAGTGTTTGCCCAGCCGGCTATCTCGCTGGAGATTTTGGCTATTAGGTCTTTTTGGTTTTCGCTTGATTTCATTTGCTTGTTTTGTTTAATACTTCATCAATAGCTAATTCCATTAATATATTAGCCAATTCTAAGTTTTGGTGAATATTCCTAAAAAAGCCTATCTCGATCTTTATTTGACCATCAAGTTCCAAAATCACGTCCCTTGCAATTATGCCGACAGTCTGCCCACCTGATTTTATATTATGGGACTGGCTATTGGTTCGTACTACCATGTCCATTAAGTCTTTCTTTGTCATTATAGTTGTTGTTTGTTGTTTTTTTTTATGCGTAAATACGGGTGTTATAAGCTATTTTAGGAAACCTTGTCCTTTGAGAAATTCTCTTAAAGCATCAACAACTTCTTTATCATTTTCTGCAAGTTTACCTTTCACGAAAATATCTCCATTTTCACAAAGTTTTAAAATTTCTCTTCCAACATTATCTTGCATAAAAGAGATAGTGTTTTGTTCCTGTGGAACTACTGATGTTAATTTGATATTGTCCATTTTCATTGTTGTTTATTGTTTTTATGCGTAAATATGGGTGTTATTTGCAACCTTAAAAAGACTGCAACTCCGATTTGACACTTAACCAAAAAGCATCCGCCTCTTCTCTTTGGGCTTCATAAAAATATTGGTGTGTAGCACCTACATCATCCCAATCAACATCTGACGGATAGCGTGGGTGTGTTGCTATAATTTCATTAACCAATATTAAAGCAGAATCTTTTGCAAGTCTAATTCTAATACCGTCTACAAGCTCATTTACTTGTGATAACGAGATGCCTACAAATTTTGACATCAACTCGTTTGCTTTTTCTTTAGGATTACTCATACAGCACATCATCAAAACCTTTCTTTATATCAAACAAAGTGGAATTGAAATTATAAGAGCATACAAAAGGCGGTGTAACCTTTGTAGTCTTAAAATAAATCATTCCGCTTTTTAATCCTTTTCGGGCAAATACTATATAATCAGTACCGCCTTGATTGTAGGCAACTAATACTTGCCACTTTGTTTTCTTCTCGAATAAATTGAACATTTTGTTTTTAAATTAAATCTACTGTTGATACTTTTTTCATTGTTGTTTATTTAATTGTTCATTCAAAGAGCCATCAATATCTAGCCTACCTGCAAGAAAACCAAAAGAAAACCAATTATCATCTTTTGTTCTGACAAATGTTATATCAAAGAATGTATCAACCTTCACAAAAAAGTCAGTTTCTGGAGCGTAAAGCCAATCGCATTCTTCAACAGCTTCTTTCCACTGAATCAATGTTTCTTCGTCAATATTCTCAAAAGGTATCACGTCTGTTATAACTACTTCAGCCCTTCTGCTTACTTTAATCTTTCCATCGTCAAAGTAGTGGTAAGTTTTGCCTACTATTGGTATTGTTTCTTTCATTGTTGTTTTATAGTTAACTCTTTTCCAGTTAATGCGAAGTACAGATTTTGAAGTTGATGGACGTGCTGAATATATGTTATTGACGAATAATATTTAAAAAATCCATTTTCATCTTTAAAAATTCTTATAGAATTATAATTAATAAGTTTTGAATACCAACCGTCAAAAAGGATTTCTTTTCTATATTCAAATCCAAACTTCAACAACCATTCTTCGGTTAGTGGGATTGGTATTAAGTAATCTATATCTTCTGTAAATGGATGGAAATACACTTGTATTCCACTTTCTGATTTATCTGGCATTCCTTTAATATCGCACTCAATTTTATTACCCCAAAATCTATCAATAGTTAATATTTTATTGCCTCTATCTAGGACAAAATTCCCAATCCTTAAATCGTTTGCTTTAATTGTTTCTTTCATTGTTGTTTCTTTTTAAATTTCATTTCCACTGTCCATTTTTAAAATGGAAGTCTCTAAAACTTCCAAGGGCATATACATTGCCAATTCTGTCTTCATTAATCCAGTACACGCAATAATAAAAATTCTTGGTTTCGAACAAATCGGCATTCTCTCCACTATGAAAAACCATTATTTTATTTTCCTGCTCCTTTTGTAATCCGCAATATCTTATCGGTTCGTTGAAGTAACCATTTAGCGTTGTAAGTTGGTTTGGTTGAAGAATTTGGCCTCCAACGGTTATGACTGTTTTGTCAATAAATTCTTCCTCATCCAGACCTACGGTAATTATGCCAATTCCGCCATTTAAGTTATAAATCACCTCCTGAAATTGTCCATTCATGCTTTTGTTCTTCTTACATTTATTTACATTTCTTTACAAATATTACACTTATTCGCTGAAAAAGAAAATTAAATTGTAATTTTTTGAAAATAAACTTTACACTTAGTTTTTTTTTGTATAAAAATAGGTGGAATGATTACGTTGACTAAAGGATTTTCAGGCGGCTTTAAGGATGCATCTGTTAAAGAGGGCATAGTTACCGGGTATCTAAATGCATATAATGTCAAAGATTCGGACAACGATATTACCGTTAAAGGCTGTTTCCAGAAATCCATAATGGAAAACGGACCTTCTGCAAAGAATCGAATCAAATATCTGCAAGACCACGACCCAAGAAAAGGTGTTGGTAAATTCCTAATTCTAAAAGAGGATGATTTCGGGCTGTATTATGAAGCCAAAGTTGGAACACATACGCTTGGAGTTGATTATCTCAAAATGGTGGAAGACGGTATCATTACCGAGCATTCAATCGGCTACCGAGTAATGCAATGGGAACGTAATGAAGAACTAAAAACCACGTACCTAAAGGAAATCCACCTGTACGAAGGCTCAGGGCTTCAATTTTGGGCGGCCAACGAGTACACGCCAATAACGGGCGTAAAGTCAGAATCAGACCTTTTGCAGTTAATGGATGCACTGGAAAAGGCAATCACTTCTGGCACCTACACAGACGAAACATTCAAAGAAATTATACTTCCGAAATACGATGCCGTTTCGGAGATCATTCAAAGCAAAATCACTGAGTCGGAGCAAAAGCACGCCACCACTCAGCCGAGGTTAGAGGATATAAGTCAGGCATTCAAAAATGGTTTTAAATTTTAATCACAAAACATCATTACAATGTCAATCGAAGTAAAAGACATCAAAGCGGCTGCAGAGGAAGCAATCGCACCAATAAAGGAGCAGTTTAAAGAGTTGAATTCGCAGCTTGAAAAGCAAAAAGGAGAGTTTGAAGCAATGGTAAAAGACAAGGCTGACACCAAGTCTTTGAACGATATGCAAGCGGACTTGACCAAGACGGCATCAGCACTTGAAGCTGCAAAAGGTCAATTAGACCGTTTGGAGGGTAGAATGGAGCAAGGCGAAGGAAAGAAGCAAGAAGGCGGTTTAATGCACGCTTTGAAATCTCAGGTTTTCACAGATGCAAACATTCCAAACATCAAATCAGGACAAAAAATGTCTTTTGAAAACATTGATGTAAAGGCGGTTTCTGATATGACAACGGGTTATTCTGCAACAGCGGGCTTGTTGGATATTTTCGCAAACGTGGAATCTGGAATAGCTAAGGCACCAAAAGCAAAGCCAACGGTTTTGGATTTCATCAGAACAGGAACAACCAACAACGAAATCTTGAAATGGGTAATCAAAACCTTGACAGAAGGCGGAATTGGTCAAACGGCTGAGGGCGTTAAATTCAATCAGGTTTCGTACAAATGGGATAAGGAACAAGCGATAGCCAAGAAAACGACCGGTTATTCTAAGATTTCAAAAGAGCATTTGGACGGTGATTTGCCTTTCGCATTGACTGAAACCATTGCTGAAATGTCAGAAGATTTCTTGATTCAGCTTGGAACTCAAATTCTTTTGGGTAACAATGCAGGAGAGAATCACAACGGTGTTTATACCCAGGCACCAGCCTTCGCAAAACAAACGGGTGTTGGTACGCTTACAGGCGTAACGATGAGAGACGTTCTGGAACACGCTTACCTACAAGTAAGAGTTGCTGGAAAAGGTTCTTTCAGACCAAATGCGGTATTGATGAATCCGGTTGATGTAACTAAGTTGAAAACTTTGAAAGATTCAACAGGTCAGTACATCATGCCTTTGTATTTGTCAAATACAGGCTTTGACGTTAACGGTATTCCAATCGTTGAAGACGACAACATGGCTGCAGGAAACTTCTTGATGGGAGACTTCACGAAGTACGGTTTGTTTGTGTATCGTAACCTTTCAATCCAAACATACGAGCAAAACGAGGACGATGCTTTGAAAGACTACTTGACCATTGCAGGATCATTGAGAGCCATTTCTCGTTTGAAAACTCCAGAGATTCCAGCGTTTGTGAAAGGTACATTCTCGACTGCAATTACTGCTTTACAAGCGTAAGAACATGGAGAAGACATTTAGAGTAAAAACCTCATTTTGTGGAATAGAGGTAGGCACAATTTTAACAAATGTGCCTACCCAATACCAAGCTGAACTGATAGCGGAAGGTTTCATAGAAGAGAAAAAAGACACAAAAACCAAAGAGAAAACAGAAAAGTAATGGAGCGTCTAAATTTGGGAAGGACAATCGTATTGAGTAACGAAGCATTTGGAACTCCACAAGTTGGAGCGGCCGATGTTAAACAAGTGCTGAATATTTGTTTCAACAGTCACGACCCAAACTTAGACCACATCTGCAAATCTGTAATTTCGGAAGTTGAGCGGATAACCGAAACGACACTAATAACCGAGAGGGAGGTTAGTGTGATTTGGCAATCATTTTATGATGACGAAATCCTGCCGTATTGTCCAATTAAAGCTGAAACAAACGTAACGGTAAAAGACCTTGAAGGGGTTGATTATCCGGTTGCCGATTATCAGTTGGTCAATAACGGCGGGATTTATCGTCTTGTTGGGGATTTTCCCGATGGTGTCAAACTCACATACACAACTACTCAGGTTATGATCACCGACACGCAGAAGTTGGCCATTGCCAGAATAGCGGCCGAGGTGTTTAGCAACCCAACTGCCGACATGGGTATGTTGGTTTTAAAACAAGCAAGAATCTTTAGATTTTACTAAAATGCAAAAAGACGAAGTCAAAAACAAAACGCTTAAAGTTGCACCACAAAACAAGGGCTTGGTTTCACCACATGATGCCGATTGTCCTTATGTTATCTTAACTCCTTTTGCCTCGCAAGGAATAGGGTTTGGAAGCCACCTGAGCGTTGATGTGGAATTGTTAGAAAAAGCCATTGCGGAGGAAGATTTAATCAACCGTGGTTTTGTGAAACTGAAAGAAAACTAAGAAATGAGACTTTACCCGGAATTAGTACAAGTTTGCATACAAGCAACAACAAAAGATGCAGCCGGTGGCAATAAATCCAACGGTGCTGAAACGGTACTTGAAACGGTAAAGGTTAACATTTCGGAGCGGATGCTGAAAAGGACAGATGAAACAGGGAAGTTGGTTTTCAACAAAATATTTGACTTTGAATTATGGGTTAACCCAGCTTATACGCTAACGGTGGCTCATTATTTCAGATACAAAAGTGGAGTTTTGAAAATTAATGCATTGAAGTTGGACGAACGAAATATAAAATATCATGTCAGCACAGAGGGCATTCAGTAATTGGTCAGCCTTCAAGGCTACAAAAGACCGTAAATCAATTGCTTTGAAACAAGCTATTACTACAAGGATTCTGGAAGCTGGAATGGTTTATGAAAATGATGCCACCAACAATGCACCTCACGACCTTGGTCATCACAAACAAAACATTGGTTTCAGGCCGATATCGTGGCACACCATCAGAATGTTTGCAAACGCAACTTATGCACCATTTTTGGAGTTTGGCACGGGTGGTTCTGTAAGTGTTCCGAATGGGTGGCAAGATATAGCGATTAAGTTTAAAGGCAAAGGCAAAAAGAAAATCAACCTTCCAGCAAGGCCACATTTGATTCCGGCATTTTATAAAGCCAAAGAGTACTTGAAAAAGAAAATAATTGAAGACGTTAAACAAACGCAAAATTGAAAGATGCCACATTTTACATATTGACAGAGTTTTATCGCTTGCTGAATGGCGTTATTTCGGTGCCTGTATTTAGCACTGAAAAAGACACCAACAGTAACGCTTTGAGATATGTAGTTGTTAGCCCTTCATTTGACGAGCAGGAAGGTTCAAAAGACCGTTTTAACGGAAATTATTATGTAAACATTGACATAAACGACATAGTACCCGACAACGCTCAATCATGGGAAGCCGTTGTGGGTATTTCAAACGAAATTCTGGACATTATTTGTCCAAATAGAATGTTAAAGGCACTCGCTGATAGTGCCGACTTTGCGGTTTTGGCTACTCATAACATCAGGTCAAGAAATATGCCTATTATGAGAACCGACACCGAAATGATCATGCGAAAGGTTTTAGAATTCGAAATTATAATTTCTCAAAAATAATACTACAATGCCAGAAAAATTAGGTCAAGTCCAAAGGATAGCATTCAATATGGGTACTACTGCCCTACCGGTTTGGAGACAACTACAAAACGAAATAGAGACGAGCATCGAGCAATCGGCCGACAAAGAAGAGGTTTCGAGCAAAGACACGGGTACTTCTAAGAAGTATTTAAAGACTTTAAAAGATGCTACGCTGTCATGCAAGGCTTATGATGATTTGACGCCAGCCACCAATTTCTTGTCCTATAAAGAAATCAACACTATTTTCCAAATGACTGCAGGCTCACCGGGTGGTTCCGCAGGATTGGGCGTAGGAGGTGGAAATTTTGAAATCAGATTGGTATCAGTTACGACTGGTGACACGATTGAAACATTCACCGGGTTTGTTGATAGCCTTTCAAAGCCAACACCAAACATGGGCAAGATTGAATTTTCGTTCAATATCCAGCCTGTTTCCGCTATTGTTACAACCACTGTTTAATTGATATGTTGAACCAAGCAATAGAACTAAAACACGGTACTTTAAAGGCACGGTTACTATTTTGTAATCGTGCTTATAGAGATTCAAGACATGAGTTAGGTAATCTCTTTTCAGTTACGGACTTAGAGGATGCCGTTCGTCAGGTGAATTTCTTAATCTCGTACTTGTATCACTCTTATGTGAGTGCTTGCAAAAACGAGGGTAAATCGGTTGAAATAAACTTCATTGATTTTGATGAAGCCATAACCACCGCAGAAGTTCCCGAGACTGAAAGCAACCTAAAAGACATTTTCGACAAAGCAGGAGAAACGATTAAAGTTTATTTCACAGTTGAACTTGACAATGTAAAAAAAAAGGTAGAGGAGTTCCAAAAGAACAACCCGAACCCAATGATGATGAACTCGAACAACTCTTTTGCGGAGAACTTGGATACCGACCTCACGAATTCTGGTACGGATTAAATTGGCGACAAACCAATAACATAATCCAAGGGTATCACAAGAAAATACGTGAGGAAATGGAGCGAAACGCATTTCTCCACCGCAGAACGGCCACACTAATCTATAATTTCGCCACAAGTTTTGGAGGTGGCAAAATGACCAAAGAAGAGGATTTTTGGCCGTTAGAGATGGACAAGGAGTTTAGAGAAATATCCTTCGAGCAATACATCGAAGAAAGAAAAAAACAAAACCTCCCAGACGATTATTACAAGGGAATATTTCAAAGCACGTTTAAATTAGAGAGCCATGTCTGATGTGTTATATGTAAACCTCGATGCACTTACCACAGAGTACAATAAGAAAATTGATGCTGCCATTGGTAGGCTTGAAAAACTTGGTGACTTTGCAGAACAAAATACAGACAAAGCCAATAAGTCAGCAAGTAGTTGGGGTAGCAATTTGATAAACATGGCAAAGGGTTTTATTGCCGTTGATTTGGCCAGCCGAGTAGCCGGTGCAGTAAAACAAGTTTTCCTACTTGAAGAATCATTCAAAACCGCATTAATGCCATTGCAAGGCATAACCGAAAAGAGCGGAAATTTTGGCAAAGTTTTAGAGTTTAACAAAGAACTTGCAGATAAGTATGGCCAAAGTATATTTGTTTTGGCTGAGGAGTATAAGTCATTGTACGCCACATCATCAACTGCAGGAATGTCTTTAAACGCTACCAACTCAATCTATGAATCATTAATCAAAACAGGTGCAGGCTTAAAACTTTCAAACGAAAGAATTTCACTATCAATGCGAGCCATTACGCAGATGATAGACAAACAAGTG